GACCATCATGTAGACGTGTATGCCGTCGGCCATGACCCAGTTGTACTGCGGATTCTGGATCGCAAGGTTGTAGTACAAGAACCATTCGAGCGCGTTGCCCTGGCGAGAAGACGAGTGCTGCTTGTGCGTCACCCTGCCGTGGTTACCGTCGCAACAGACGACCGTGAGCCGCTTAAGCGCCGCGTGCTTGTTGATGTAGTCCAGGCCACCTTGTATCAGGGACTGGGCGAGAACGGCCTGCTTCATTGGCTCGGCGATCTCGTTCGACATGATAACATCGAGATGCAACGTCCCCTCGATCAAATCGCCACCGAGGAATAGGATCATCTCGTCTATGCGGACGTCCTGTCGCTCCTTATTGAGCATTTTGACGACACGCTCGAAAAATGTCTGTACGCGTCGCTTGCCTATCGCGACGCTGAACTCATTGAGCCCGTTGACCTGGACGACAGTGACTGTGCTACCGAGGTGCCAGTCACTGGCGTTGGCGACCGCGATCGCCTCGCTGCTCTTGGAGCTGGCACGCTCCGAGATGACGAGCGACTGTCCTCTGTTCTCCCTGAGCTTGGTGAGGGCCTCGACCTGAGCTTCCAGCTCCTTGATGTAGTCGACGGCCTCCTTCAGCGTCGTCTTGGTCTGCCGGTGCAGGTCTCGCTGGTTCCTTTGCCTTCGATGGTCTTCTAAACTCACGAGAACGCCCTCATTTCACGACCCAAAATTTATAGCCGACCATACCTCGCTCCTCGCCAGTTAGGCCCGCCCAAGTGAGCGCGAAATTCAACCCCGTAAATTCCTATTTACAGCCCCGGCCCTTCGTGCTATAACACGAGGAATCCCTACCCGTTGGTTACAGTGAGGAAACAACCAAATGAAATACCTAGGTGGAAAAACCAAGATTGCCGCAGAGATTCGGGATATCATCCTCACTACAACTCCTCACAGGGGGAGACTAATAGAACCCTTCATGGGTGCGGGATCGATGACCGCTGCCCTGTCACATCACTTCGCGCTCACGAAGGCCTCTGACACCCACGAAGACCTCATCATGATGTGGACCTCCCTCCAGAACGGATGGGAACCCCCCACCGAAGTATCAGAACAGGAATATAAGGATCTCAAGAAGGCCCCACCCTCCCCCCTGAGAGGATTCGTAGGATTCGGCTGCTCGTGGGGAGGGAAATGGTTCGGAGGGTACGCCCGAGGGAAGACAAACCTCGGCACACCAAGGAACTTCGCAGACGAGGCCTCCCGCTCGGTGCTCAAGAGAATAGGGTCGATCAAGAACACCCAGTTCAGCATCGCTAACTACAAGACCCTGTCACCCATGGCGGATGACGTCGTCTATGCAGATCCGCCCTACACAGGAACCACCGGATACAGGGACCACTTCGACCACCAGGAGTTCTGGGCGACAATGACGATCTGGTCTCGTCGTGGTGCAACCGTGTTCGTATCTGAATACACCGCCCCGGAATCGATCCCATGCATCTGGCAGACAACTCGAACACGTGATATGAAGTCCAAGTTCACGAATGCAGAGCAAGTCACCGAAAATTTGTTTCTCCTCAGACGGGATCAAGACCCAAAATTATAGCCGACCATACCCTGCTTCTCGCCCAACTCAGGGTAGTACTGAATCCGATGCTTGGTCCAGTCCTCCATAGCTCTCCTTCCCTGAGAGGCCACCTTCGACGACCTCTTCTTGCTGGCGCCTTCCTCAAGCGCCTGGTTAAGCCGCTGCCTCACGAGCCACGTGATCGCCTGCACCTGATGGGCACTAAGTTTACCATGCTGCTGGGCGATCTCGGGACGCCTGCTCAGTTCTTGAGCCGCCCGGTGGTAGAGGTTCGCATAGGCGCCGTAAAGCTTCGGCGACGTCAGGTTGCCAAGCCCGTATGTGTAATAGTCGGCTGGCACCCTCGTCCCGTGAGCAACCGATACCGCATGACGGTCAACGACCGCGTCGGGACTGTTGGGGTCCTTGTCGCCTCCGTGCTCAACGAGGTTTGTGAACGCCCGTATCTTGTGCCCCTTAAGAACAGCACTGTGGTGCTCGCCGGCCAGCATCCTAGCGGCCGCGTTCTTCTGAGAGGTGCTCGCGAAGACGCCCGACCCCGGCCCGCCGATTGCCTCCTTCGAGCGAGCGACGCGCTCAGCATTCATGATGTTGTCGCCCCATGGCGTCTGAGGCGAGTAGTTTCCGAAGAGACCCGCCACCGTATGTATCGGCGTGTTGGTGCCCCTCCCGATCGTCTTCGCCAAGTGATGGGCGTCTTTGTACCAGTTCTTACCGTACTCGATCTCGTCGGGCGTCGCCTGCTCAAAATGTGAGACGATGTTGCTGTGGTGGGGCGCGGGGTTGGCAGCCCCCCAGTTCTTACCGGCCGTGACGGTCTCCTGGTGAACCGCCTTCTGTTCGGGTGTCATCTTGGACACGGGAACCCTGTTGCCGGCGTCTTCAGCCATCAACACGAGATAACTAAAGGGACTCCTGGTCATACTACCGGCCCCGCCGCTCGTGCAATCTCTTGGAGTCGCTCAAAGGGATCGACGTCACTAATGCGACCGAGCCTCACCCACCGCTCCCACGGGTCCTCGGCGAGACCTGCCAATGCATCTTGCTCGGCGCCCTCCTTCTGACCCTGCTCATCCTCTAGACCAGGCATCGCTGGCTGCTCGGGCATCTCGTCAGGGTCGAGGCCGGGGTAGAGGCTATCTGGGTCCTTCGCGATGCGCTCGCGCACATCGTGACCATCGATGGCGCCCATCTCGACGTAAGTGGCGTCAACGGCAGCATCGACCTGGCGCTTCTGTGCCTTCTCGATCTCGGTCAACTCCATCAGGGGGAGGAACTCAAAGTCGAGGTCCTCATCAATCTCGTCCCAAAGGCTCATCTGGCAGTGGTGGAAGACCGTTCGAAGATTGTCCTCGAACTCGACCTCCTGGAATGAGTGGATGGTCTCGTTGAAGATCATCATGTCGTCGCGAGACGTGGCGTTGAGGCCGCTCGGCGCCTGCCCCGTGTAGTAGACGATCGGAATGCGCGCCATACAAGGGATGAACTCCAGCGCCTGGCTCTGGAGGCGATCGAGGCCGCTGAGAGGAACGCTGACGTTGCCGAAGTCCTCTGTCTCCATGTCTACCGCCATGACACCGGAGTTGGTCCGAAGGTTCGCGAAGATGTCGATGCGGTCGTAGAGGTCCTCCGACGTGCCGCCCCTGAGCGTGGCCGCCAGATTGGTCTTCAAGACGTAGGTCGTGAAACCCTTGAGGATGTCGGCGACCGACTGTCGAGCGGTCAGCCAGTTGTCGACGTAGGGCTTGGCGATCTGCGTCTTGGACAGGCCACCGAACGAGTATGCCGGCTTGAGGAGGTCGCTGACCTCGTCCATGACAAAGCGCAAGAGGCGCGTACCGTGGACCTCCTTCCCGAGAACGTACCAGACCTCAGGCTTGTACCAGTGAGGGCTGAGAGGGTCGTTGGTGTTGTAGCTCATCGGATAGACCCAGACAGGCTCAACCGGCCTGACAGCCGTTAGTGGGTTCATCCTGCCCACCTTACCTCGCGTCGCCTCGTCGTCACCCCACCCGACGCTATGCCTGATCTCGTCGGCACCGATGCCGCGGCGCGTGCCGCCAAACTCAAGGAATAGGTGCCCGCGGCCAAAGTAGAAGTCCAGCTCCGCCGCCCTCTTGAAGTGCTGTCGAACACGCAGCTTCTTCATGAAGCGGTCGAGCTGGTTAATCTTGTCCTGCTTGGCGTCATCGTCGCTCGTGGACTTAATCTTGATCCACTTGCGCGTCATCGCCGTCGCGAGCACGCTCACGATCGTTCGAAACTCGCCGCGCTGCGCCATGAGACTGAGCGTCGGGTAACCGAGGAACTCCTGCCCCTCGGCGTAAGCGCTCCAGCTGATGTTGTTTACCGAACCACCGCCGCCAGCCCACACGCCCCAGTCGTCCATGGCCATCTCGTGGCCGGCGGGCGTCGCCTGCGGCGGGTGCCTGGCGGGTGTGAAGGTGCCTGCGTAGGCAGCAGCACGCCTCTCACGCTCTGCCTGGCTGATCAAAGGCGCGCGGCTGCGAATACGCGCCTCAGGGCTGATCTTGAGAGGCTCAGGGTACTTGTCCGCCCTCACCGCCTTGAGAGCGCGCTCCAGCTTAGCTACGCGCGCTTCAAGGCGCTGCCGATCAACAGCAGTAGGGCCCTTGAACTTCTTGGTCTTCTTCACTGAACATATCGCGTCATGACGTGACTCTGCGCCGAGCCATCGCCCACCAGCACGTCGAGGTGCTCGGACAAAAAGTCCTCCTCCTCGGGCGAGAGACCGTCGAGCAGCGTCTTGACTACGTCGGTGGCCGCCTTGAGAGATTCCCAGAGGGCCTGGTTAGGGCAGTCAGACCAAGACTTCCCGCAGGGACACCTGTCGGACCTCAGCTCCGGGTTCTTGATCTTCCTAATCCTGCAAGCGGCAGTCACGCCCGAATCTCCAACTCAGTAGTCATTCAAGCTCGCTCCAGCGGGCACAACCGTCCTCTGTCTCGTGTTCTTCGATACATACATCGGCCTTCGTGCAACAGGTGCATGGATGACCCTGTGACCAAGGCCCTCACCGTGCCTGCTGCGAAGGACGGCCTCAGGACTGATCCTCATTGGCCCCTGATCAGCCGGCCAGTAGCACTGCATGGTCGCGTCGCCGAGGTTCGGGCTACGCTGACCATCGGGCGTCTTGTTGACCACGATCTTCATCGAGGTGTTCTTCGCGAACGTCGGCTGCGTCAGCTCCTTCATGAGCTGCTGCAAGAGAGGAAGGTCAGGATCGATCGAGATGATCTCGTCGGGGTCCCACGTGTAATTCGCCTCGGTGAGCGCCCTGAACGTGTTGATGAAGCGCTGCCTCAGCATCCACCAACCCTGCGCCTTCAGGTTGGCAAAGAAGTCCTCGTTCTTGGGTGACGCTGGGTCGCGCTCGTTCATCCGGCGCTCGGGGTAGAGAGGGGACGAACCCGCGCTCCACGGCACGAAACGGATCGCCTTGGAGACCAGATTGTCGTCGACCAAGCGATTGTACTCAGCCTTGACAGCAGCTCCGACGCCCACACAGTCATACTGAACAACGACGGGCCGGAACGGCTCGACCTCCGCGATCGTCCTGCGCGTCGTCACGCCTGGGTCGCGGTCACCCCACTCCTGTGCCACCCTGAGGCGAATACCCTGCCGTCCGATGAGGCCGTTACGATCGCCGGTCGGCAAGTCGCCATCCGCAACATCGAGACCCGCCACCCAGTTGCCACCGTCTTTGATTCCCAAACGCTCGGCTGCTCCGACCGCGGCTCTGACCCAATCGATCTCAATAAGCGTACCGAGCACCGCAGCTGACGGGTTGCGGTCGACTTCCTGCGCGAAGATATGCTCAAGACCTTCAGCCCTCTTGAGAGCGCGCTCTCGCTGATACCAATCGACCGTCTTCTCGGGATGATCCGACCAGTCGAAAATAAAGACATTGGTGGCGTCTCGCGACATGGACGAGCCAGGCGTCCATATCTTGCCGGCGTCGCGCTTTCGCTGAAAGACCGTCGCCGGCCCGTTGACACTACTGACGTCGACCTGAACACGCGTGTTGTACCCGAGTGAGGCCTCGACCGACTCAGGGTGCTCATAGTGAGCACTCTCGTCCTTGAAGTAAACCAGCGTTCGACCGCCGCGGCCGATATTGTCGCCCACCTCACCCGTAATCACGGCCCCCGTCTCAGGGTTCATGATCTTCATGAAGGTCGAGTGAATGTCCGGGTTCCAGCCCTTCGGCATAAAATTCTCAGGCAAGAACCTGAGGAGGATGCGCATCTTCTCGAAGATGCTTGAAGGGTCACCGAGCTTATCGACTAGCTCCTTCTTTCGAGACCCCCATCCGATCGCGGCGCCGTCCCAGTAGAGCCACAGCCAGATGCTGAAGGCACAACACAGCCAGGTAGCGCCGACGTCGCGGCTCTTCTCGGTGAGAAGAGGGACCTGCTCGACGACCGCCTGGTGGAGCGCCTCGACGAACTCCTCCTGCCTCTTGAACATGACGAACGGCATGCGCGTCGGCTTGCCCGTTCCAGAGAGACGAGGGTCATAGGTGACACCCCAGTGGTTGATCCACTCGACCGGCCGCGATCGATAGTAGTCGCGGTGGCCGGCCAGGCCGCCCTTGTTCTCGCGCATCGAGTTGATTGCCTGAATCTTCCAGGCAATCACGCTCTTGTAGTCGGGCGGCCACTCGTTCTTCGAGAGCGTCCGAGGTGGCTCGATCGAAGGAGGTGCAGCCAACTCAGCGACCGATGCGCCTCGTGCGGAAAGGAGGCAGGCGCTGCTCGCTCGCAGATAGCGACGTCATGATCTGGGCCTTGATCGCCTCACGAGCCTCCTGTGCGCGCTTGCTCACGTACTTTCCCTGCTTACTCTTGCGACGAGCTGCACTCGCCACGAGGCCGTCGACTGTCTTAAACGTCGCCATTTACGTTCCTCTCCGAGGAGCCTTCAATCAATAGAGGCTCCGTCGAGGCCCCCTTGAGGACAGCCTCGAACACACGCATGGCCTCCTCGGCCGTCATCGACGCCGTGATCGGGCTTACAGTCGACCGAACATCCAACTCCTTCCGATCCGACCAGTTCTCAGGGTTGCGGTTCTTCAGGTAGAAGATCATGGCCGTGTCGGACGGCGGGACGTGCTCCACAACAGGGACGCGGACAACACCCTCATCTTTGTCGTAGAATATCTTCTCGCTGTGGTACGTGTAGCCGGTCGCCTTGTGCAGCAGGCTGCGCTTTACGCGCTCGTCGGCGAAGGTGCCATTCTCGTCCCGGAAGCGCATCGCCTCGGCAAACTCAGGGTACTTCGTCTTCCACTGTATTAGGGTTGACTGATGAACCCCTAAGGTCTCTGAGATCTCGAAGTCGTTCGCACCAAACTCTACCATTCTTCGAGCCATCTTAACGTATTGCGGCTTGTATGGGGAAGGATGACCGGCATTTCTGGGAAGATTATACTTATGCTTATAGGCAAGCCAGTCTTTATGAGCCTGGCTCCCAATCTCGGGCTCACCTGGAGCACTCAAGACACGGCGGCGAGACTTCTTCTCACCATTGGTTTTTTCACCTTTGGACTTGATAGACATACTTCCTCAAACACCTTAAGCCCCATCATATTGGGGCATTCGAGATCGCCTCAACTTCTTCCACCGCCCTCAGGCGGCTGAGGAGGCAACCGGTGCGAGAGCCTCTCGCGGCATCGGGACCTTACGTCGTGACCCGAGCATGTTCAAGAACACCTTCACCTGCGGATGAGAGCCGATCTCGCTCTCGGCCACGACCGTACGAAGACCGTCGAGGGGACTACCAGGCAGGTCAAGAACCACCCTGTCGCCGCGCCTGAGCGCCAGCGGCCTTGAGACCTTGACGCAGACCTCACCCGGCTGTGGCCTGACGTACCCCTTGTCGGTAGACTTCCTCGGGTCCTCGACAGCCATGCCCTTGAGGAGGTCGATGACCGCGTTCGGAACCACCACGACGTCCTGGCCCATCTTCACGGGCCCGATGACCTCGTAGATGCCGTTCGACTGGTCAGGCGACAGTCGCCACAGGTGACCGATCGAGGCCGACGCGAAGAAATAGCCCGCGAAGTAGGGAGCCTCCCGGACGGAAGGTCTCCACACGTCCCCTCGATGTCGCTCCCTCTTGACCTCGGTCTGGTACGGATAGAAGACCTCACAACCGACCTGAGCCGCCACCCGCCTGGAGGCACGCCTCTCGGCGCCTCCGAGGCAGCGAACGGCGTACCAAGGGAAGGGGGCCGTCTGTTCTCTCATCTCATCGGGCAACGAGATCTTCCGAATCATGGCGAGGCGAATCAACAGTCCCCTCGCGCCTACCACCATCCCGACGTCCTCGTCAACAATCTTCGCAATTCCCCGACCCCACGGTGTAGGTTGTCATGATGTCATAGGGCTTGTCATACAAAATTTCAGAACATGTCACGCTTTTTTTACAGCAATTTCAACTAGATACTCGACCGCGTGTCATGATGTCACGTAAGGTCTCCCTATAGCCCATAACAACACCACTTCCTTACAACAGTTTCCGACCCGTGGATTACGCCCACTCTATGCCTTCCTTTAGCCTTATTTCCTCTCTTCTTCTCTTCTCCTCCTATAGACCATACATGACATCATGACAAAAGAGAGAAAGAAGCTGTCGAAAATCAAGGGGTTAGGTCGGATGCATGTTAGCACAACTTCAAGCAAGATCGTGACAAGATGGCCGTCGAACATGACAAGTTCTTTCTGACCACCCCACCGAATTCCAACTTCCAGAAACTGGTCACTGAATTTTGATATTCAGAATTGTGAAGTTAGCAGTGCTAACATTGGTAGACAGAAGCCATAAAGTTTGAAAACCAGGAAGGCCTTCCCTTATTTGGAACTTCAGGACCCCGCAGGAACGTCCGAAAAAACTGCCGGGTAAAAAATGTCCCTTTGGTTTCCTCCGAGCGACGATCTCGAGCCAGCTCTACTAAATTTCTAATCTTACTAAAGAAAAGACTGAAATTTACCGTGGTAATAGGTCGACCTCCTCAGGTAACGCTCGACCATATTCCAGTCCCAGCAGGCAGGACCTCCCGTCAGGATGCACGTCGGTTCTCGGTAGTAGAGGAAGGCGACGTTGAAGGCGAGCCACCCAACGCGGATGCCCCTCCGGGGGTCGATCCTCGCCCCTCTCTTGACGGCCTCGTCGATCATCATCCTGAGGGACACACCTGGCATGAGAACGAGGGCGTTCTCGTCCCTGATGGCGACAGTGGTCCTTCCTCCAGCAGCGCTCCTCGCGCTTGCCCAGGCCGCCTGGAGGGGCCTGACGTAGATGGCTTTCCTCGTCATGTCCTTGAACTCGATCCACCCCTGGTCTCCCTTCATGCCTTTATCGGAGGGTGGCAGGCAGTACTCCGCGTCGGGCACGCCGGCCGCTGACCATCCGCTCTCGATTGGCGTCCAGTGCCCCTGTACGTTCTTCTTGAAGAGGGCGCGCAGCCCCCCGTCGATCTTGCTCATGGCGCTCATGAAAAATTTTTCTCCGTGGTTCGTAAATACCTATTTACAAGCCCTCCAATTTATGTCAAGAGAACCTCTGCCGGCTTGGCGGGCTCCCCTTAGCCCGAGCCTTGAGAAGGTCACTGACGATGCAACGCCGTTCCGCCACCGCCGCCGAAATCGCCGCTCATTGGGCGACTTCAATTCAGTATGGCTTCAAGGTCCAATTCCGCCACTTCGTCGTCGAGACTTATAGCCCGACCGCCAAGAATGGGGTGCATCATCGCCGGTACAACAAGGCGAAGTTGCAGCTCCGTGACGGCGGTGTATTTGTCCGTCACCACAACCGGACGGAGAAGCTAACCGCCGACGTCGTGACCATTGGAGGGCGCGAATATGTTTCCGACCTGCGCCTTGACAGCCCCTACCTCTGAAGAGGAGACCGCTCGATGACCTCCAAGGAAATCTTCAAGAGCTTTTGCAAGGAGACGCGTGAAGCCGCTCACGGAACAGTCCCTTTCGCTGTGGGAGACGGTTGAGGCAATGTCAGACAACCACCCCGCGTTCGATCTCAAGGAATTTATTGGCGCGCGCCGCTACGGAACGATCCTCGCAGATCCGCCGTGGCGATTTCAAAATAGCACTGGCAAAGTCGCGCCGGAGCATCGGCGTTTGTCACGCTACGGCACTCTTTCGCTTGATGAGATCAAGTCCCTTCCAATTGCCGAGATTGTCACGCCGGATTGCGCGCATCTTTACCTTTGGGTCCCAAACGCAATGCTGGCCGAAGGGTTAGCTGTTTTGAGCGCGTGGGGTTTCACGTATAAATCAAACATCGTTTGGCATAAGATTAGAAAGGATGGCGGATCGGACGGGCGCGGCGTCGGATTTTATTTCCGAAACGTCACCGAGCTTATCCTGTTTGGCGTGCGCGGCAAAAACGTGCGCACTCTTGCGCCTGGGCGGCGTCAGGTAAATCTAATTGCCGCACAGAAGCGGGAACATTCGCGCAAGCCTGATGAACTCTATCCGATCATTGAGGCCTGCTCTCGTGGTCCGTTCCTTGAGCTTTTTGCGCGCGGGGATCGCAAAGGATGGAAGACTTGGGGCAACCAAGCGGGCCCAGAATACAAGCCAACTTGGCCCACGTATAAAAACAATAGTAACGCGATATTGGCGGTAGGGTAGCGCTTACACTGACAACTTTTGCTCCGATCCACAAGTTCGTGAGTGGCTGGAAGTTCACGGGTACCGTTGGTAAGAGGAGACTGTTCGATGACCATCAATGAGATCATAGCGGTCATATCCTTAAACTCGATCCACCCTTGGTAAAGGAATCTCCCCATGTTCCTCGAGTACGACTGGTGCTTCGACGTCTACCGCCCCCGCTTCGGAGACGTCTTCACCTCGGTCAACGGCTGGCGCTCGTTCGCGTCGCTCGCCGTCGCCCGCTATGAACTGGGGCTCGTCGGCCTCAAGGTCGACAGCCGCACGTGGCGGATCGTCGCCCTTAAACCGGAGGATAGCCGATGACCATCAATGAGATCATAGCAGCTGTTGGCGTCGGTTGCCCCCGGTGGGAGCTGGTCAACATGAAGCGCGCCCTTTCCATGCACGTCTGGCTCAACGACGACACCGAGAAGGTTCGTCTCAGGGCCTGTAGGGAAGCTCTCGACGATTATCGCTCCTATGTCAGGGCCTCCAACGCCTACAGGAACTTGAGGCCAGCCTTGAGGAGGGCTTGATGACCGATCTCCTCAGGCGCGTCGCGAGGCGTACGGTCGACCCCCAGATGGGCAAGAGGAGGCTCGTGGTCATCCTCTATCCGGGGGACACGATCGGCATCCGCGAGGAGAGGCGCCGCAAGATCTTCTTTGCGCCGATCGACCGCGCCTACCGTCAGATGGTGGTGTGGGAGGTCGAGGCGAAGAGAGCGCAGAAGCTAAAGGGCAAACGGAGACTGGTGAAGAGAGGGTTGATAAGGCGATGAAATGGACTGTCCGCGTTCCGTCTGGCCAGTGGATGGCCGGTGTCCATCACTACAGCTCGATGAGAGCCGCCAAGGATTTTATCGCTCGGTGGGACATCGTCTGCAACAAGAAGGGTAACCCCAAGCCAGTGACCTGGGTGCGAGAGGGCTTCTCGTTCGTCGGCCGCTACGACGACGCCGGACACGTGGCGAGCGGATTACCCCTCGCACCGATCTCCTCATAAGCACGCTAGGAAGCCCGCCCAATGGCCATGATTTTTTCAGTCAGAATGATACCAGCGATTTTCGAGGCCATCAGGCGAGCTTCCCTCTCGATCCTATCCCCACATTTTTCTTGTGTGGTACAAACTTTTTCCGGTTCACGACTTCCTCAAAACGAGGAGGAAAACAGAAAATGACTAGAGCGCAGTTCGACTACGACCTCGTGCCTAGGCGGCGTATTCGCTACAGGGCGTGCCCTGTCTGTGGGAAGATGGTGACGACCAACGCCTTGGGGCGCCTGTCGCACGTACGCGCCTGCGCAGAGGAGACGTCATCCCGGTCCACCGTGGCATCGTTCGGCGCGAGGGAGCGTTCGCCGTGTTGATAAACGGAAAAGAATTGTCAATTAAGCCGCTCGCAGACCTCAGAGGAGCCGACCTCAGAGGAGCCGACCTCAGAGGAGCCGACCTCAGAGGAGCCGACCTCAGAGGAGCCGACCTCAGGGGAGCCGACCTCAGAGGAGCCGACCTCAGAGGAGCTAAAGATATTCCACCGCTCATAGCAGCGACACTAAATATTTGCGCTGAAGGCGACCTGATAGGATACAAAAAATTGTGCGATAGCACTATTTGCAAACTCAAAATCCCAGCAGCCGCAAAACGCTCCAATGCAACGGGACGAAAGTGCCGCGCAGAATATGCAATTGTCTTGGAAGGTGAAGGTAATAGCATATATTCCCCGTCGTTTGTTTATTATATTGGCGAAACCGTCAGGCCTACTAAACTTTTTTGCGAAGATCGCTGGGAGGAATGTGCGAGTGGCATCCACTTCTACCTCACACGAGAAGAAGCTGAAAACCACCACTAACGTCTACGAGGTGATGAAATGACCACAATGCCCCGTCTCCGCTCTGCTACCCTTTCAATAAAGACCGCTAAGATGCACCCGTCTATCACGTCAGAGAGGGTCATAGAAGCCGTCAGGAGGCAGATGTTCGACCTTGATAACCCCGGTTTCTGCACAGAGTGCGGCTCCGAGCAGGGCGGATGCGAGCCCGACATGCGCTGCGGCGAGTGCGAAGCCTGCGGCGAGAGGAAGGTCTACGGAGCAGAGGAGCTGATGATGTCCCTCGAACTTGATGTTAAACTCGACTGAGAAAGGATCTACACTAATGATCAAGCATGCTTTCGTAGTTTTGACCCCCGTGGTTCTGGCCCTCACTCTCTGTGGGGCCCGCGCCTCCGAGGAGACACCTCCTCCCATGTGCATCGACGTCAGCATTCCGAAGCACACCATCGACGAGCACAACGGGACGTGGACCAAGCTGACGCACGAGCAGTGGCAGTTCCTTCGCGGCATCTATGCGATGAATCCTCTGACGCCTCCAGGGCTCCCCTACGGCGACGAGGCCGTCCTCGCGATGATCGAGGGCGCCGACGGCGGATTGGTCTTATTCATCGACGGTGACAAGGCTTGCACGCCGATGCGTGCTCCTAACGTTCTCCTCAAGATGATGGACGAGGTCTTGTCGGGCAAGATCCCGCACGAGGACAAGCCTCTGTGAGCGCTTACTTCGACGTGAAGGTCATCAGGCCCACCGGCTCTTCGTTCCCCGAGTTTCCCTGGTGCGAGGCAATCGACGGCCTTGCCTACGAGTACCGGGAGGAGGTCCTTCGCCGGACGGAGAAGGGCTCTGGCACGAGGAGGCGATGTCTCCTCTTGTGGAGGGACGCCGCCGGTTACGACCACGTCGCCTACACGGACGACGACTGACGATCTTTGTAAATGGGTATTTACAAGACGATCCTATGATGATAGAGGGCGAACCATGTCAGCCGTAGCAGCCAGCATCAAGGGCGGGAACGAGGAGAAGGTCGCGGCAGCAGCCGCCATGATGTCCTACAGGGGCGTCAGGGTGCGCCACGCCGGCCAGATGTCTCACGTGCGGCTGCCGACGTCGGGGACCGACGAGCACGACCAGCCCCTCAGGATGGGTTCCTGGCTCCTCGGCTTCGTGGGAGCCCTCTACGACTACAAGGACACCCACCCAGAGGCGCCCTGTGACGCCGACGTCGTGGCTGCCCTCTGGTCGGTCGTGGGGCCGTCGTGTATGAAGGGGCGCGACGGCGCGTGGCACGTCGTGGGAATCGGGGGACCCTCCGGTTTCGCGGGCCTCCACATGCTCTGTGACTACCTCGCCCAGAAACCCCTCTACTATCGCCTCGACGAAGTCGCGTGTGCGAGCGAGCTGGAGGCTGTCGCCAGCTTCGGGCGTGTAACGCCCGACCGCCTCTACCTGAGCAGTGTTTGCCGGTGGGGTTTCTGTCCTGATCCGAGGCGCACGCCTTACGCCGAAGTCAGCCGCGTCCTCCCAGGCGAGTATGTAGCGATCGACAACGAGAGGCGTGTGGTCAATTTTATTGCCGACCCCCTCGTCGCGCGCGTGACCGGTCACCCTCAGGGTCTTCGAGGTGAGGTGGAAGACGCCGTCAGGAGGCGCGTCCTCTCGTCCGAGATGCCATTGGCATGTTTGCTTAGCGGTGGCCTCAGCAGCTCCATCGTATACTCCCTCGCTTGCCGACACGACATAGTGCATCCGTACTTCGTCAAGGGGTATGGCGACGACCCTGTCCTTGCCCGAGGGTTAGTCTTAAACAACGGGTCATCTCCATCAGATCTTCGTCTGGACTTGACTGAAACCGACCGTTCTTCGGCGGATAATGAATATTCTGATGAGCACCTAATGAGGATAATGCAGGAACCTATTGACCGGGGAACACTCAAGTCACGAGTGGATTTCAGCGAGGTATTTAGCGACCGAGTATGCCTGACGGGCGATGGCGCGAGCGAGCTATTCGGAGGGTACGACTGTGCCCGGTTGTACGACAGCCAGGCGAGCGACGTTCTCCAGGACCTCGTCTGCTGGCGCCTGCCCATCCTCGACCGCGTGATGATGCGCGGGTCCGTCGAAGTCAGGAGCCCGTTTCTCGCCCGTCGAGTGGTCGAGCACGCCCTGGCTCTCCCTCGCAAGCTGCGAACGGGTAAGAAGGTCCTGCGCGACCTGTTCTCTGACCTCCTGCCTCTTGAGGTGATCAATGAGCGGAAGGCGCCCCTGTCGGCCAAGGTCATGCCTGACCCTGTGGCGGAAGCAAGGCGGCGCGTCAAGCTGGTGAGTATGTTTGCGAAGGATCGATGGCCGGAGATGGACCTATGAAGAAAGACGAGGAATTGTATGACGTTGATGTCTTCATCAAGTACGAGACGCACTTGGCTTTCCTGTTGGAGAGCGACGACTCCGGGCCTACCTGGTTCCCTAAGAGCGAGGTCGAATTAGATCGAAAGGGCTCTGATAAGGGCATCCTGACGTGCCCCGCTTGGTTGTTGGAGGCAAAGGGCTGGTCATGAACAAGCTCGACGATGCCAAGACCCCCACGTGGGAGGCAACCGCCTTCTACGTCCTGGGAGGCGTGTCGATCGCCTACGCGATGGCGTCGCCCGTGGCTGCCACGGGCTTCGTCATGATGCTGGTGGCCGTCGTGTCCGTCTTCAGCGGGCTGGTGTCCGCTCGGAAGGAGCCAATCAAGTGACACCGTCGATCACCGGGTTAAGCCCGACGGACTTCATGCTCCTGGTCTTTTTGTTGCTGTTCATCCCGACCGTGTTGCCGCGAGGCGCCGTCATGTTCTTGATCTTCCTGGGACTGGTGTCCTGGATCATATGGAGGGGTTGACCCCTCCCCAATCGAGGAGAAAAGACAAATGGCTATTACACTACAGCAGTTCATCCGAGCCGTTACGGACACCCACGCGGCTGCTCGGATCAAGGACGCCGCGATCAGGACGTTCGAGACCGTGTGGGGCACGAACCCATCCGAGATCCCGTTCGTCGTCCACAGCGGCAACCCCAACGAGCTAGACTTCCGTGGATCGGGTTCGAGGTTGGAGGCCAGCATCCGCATTGAGACCACTGAGTATCCTCTGCCGCAGCACCTCACGTTGTCGCAGCAGCAACTCGACAAGGAGATCCTCAACGCCGGAAGCGCCCCCGTGTCCACCAATATGCTCAGCGTTGAACAGCAGCTGTGGGGAACCGACCTAATGCTCGGTGCGCGCGCCTTCGGCGCCACCGGACACCCCGCGGGCGTCACGCTGGACGTCTACGGCGGCCACCTACAGGCTGCTGTGTCCATTGTGCCGGCTCACTGAGGGGCGAGGGACAGACTGATATGAGAGAAGTCTTCGACGTCGAGCAGGCAGCCAGAGGTGGCGCCTACAGGACCACCTGGAAGCGAGTGGAGGAGCTGGAGAAGGAAGTCAATCGCCTTCGCCTGTCCGTCCGCTATATGGCGTTCGCCGGCCTTGCCATGCTCGTCGTCGCGGGCGGTATCATCCTTGGTCACGTGTCATGACCTACTTCGTGGCTTTCTTCCTCGTGTGCTCTGTCTCCCTTTCGAGGGACGAGTGCGACGACCACACGGCGAGAGCGGCGGCGATCATCGCCAGGGGGATTAACGAGCTGACGTGCAACAATCCGTCGAGCGCGACTTCCGTCGCCGAGAGCCGAGGTATCTGGCCGAAACAGGGAGAGGAGTATGGAAAGTTCTATTGCAAGAGAATCATTCGATGACACAAGCCACTCGCGGAGGAGGGACTCGTGATCTCTGACGACGACGACGACGACCTCTTTCGGGCACCGAGGGAAGACATCTGCATTACACTTACATGCGTTCTGCCGTCCTGGTGGGGAGCTATCGACGCATGGCGTGAAGAGGGAGCAGAGGGCGTCAGAACCTTGCTAGAGGAAGATCTTCCGGCCTTTCTCAGCGACTGCAACTGGAAGGTCGAGCGCCTTGTGAATGGAAGGCCCATCACTACGGTTTCACTGAAGAAGAGGAGCATAGAAGACCAATGAGTAACAAGACAACCAGGTTCTGGTTTATTCTCGCTGTTGTCGATTCGGTGGTCATCGCCGCCCTCTCGTCGGCGATAGTCACGCGGGCGACTGCTCAGCAGGCGGCACAGCAGCAACAACCCGAGAGCGTCAACGAGGCGTTCGCTAGGCACCTCAAGGCAAACGCGGGTGACTGTGCCGTGAGCCTTGCTCAGTGGCAGGGAAACGCCGACTTCCTCAACAGCCAGCTGACGGCCCTCTATGCGCAAAAGAGCGACGGCGACAAGGCCCTCACGGCCGCCAACAAGCAAGTCGAGGACCTCAAGAAGCAGGTCGAGGACCTCAAGAAGGCTGCTGCTCCGTCCCCAGAGGGAGAGCCCTCCAAGTGAGCAGGCGTGAGAGACTCCCCAATAGGCGGGGCGGCACGACGTGGGACTTCGAGTGGCAGGGTCTCACGTACACCATCACCTCCAACGGTCACCTTGAGGTGTTCGTCCATTCGTCGAAGAACACGAGCGCCTATGAGGCGATAGCGCGCGATGCCGCCATCGTGGTCAGCATCGCCTTCCAGTACGGCGTCCCCCTGGAGGTGCTACGAGCGGGCGTCACGAGGGATGACGAGGGCGAGCCTGCCAGCCTCATGGGCAAGGTGCTTGACGAGTTAATCGTCCAGCAGGTGGCCGACGGCTCCGTGTTCCAACCCGAGTTTGAGGTGGGAGTTGATCAGCTCTCTCTTCAACTGTGATCCTCCCCTCCGTCGAGGGCGGTTGGGGAGCAATCTTGGCCGACCCGCCTTGGTCCTTCAAGACATGGTCCGACAAAGGTCGAGGGAGGTCCGCCGACCGTTACTATGGCTCTTCCATGAGCAAGAACGATCTCTTCTCCATGAGGGTCGGAGAGGTGGCGGCGCCCGACTGTGCCTTGTTCCTGTGGGTGATCTGGCCCACGTTGCCGGTCGCGATGGATCTCATCAGGGCCTGGGGCTTCACCTACAAGACGTGTGCTTACGACTGGATGAAGGTCACAGAAGGAGGCCAGCCTTTGATCGGCATGGGATACTGGACGAGGTCCAATACAGAGCCGTGCCTCCTTGCCACGAGGGGGAGGCCTCGGCGTCTCTGGGCGGGCGTCCCTCAGGCTGTCCTGACGACCAGGCGAGAGCACAGCCGCAAGCCCGACGAGGTGCGAGAGAGGATTGAGCGCCTGGTCGCCGGCCCCTACCTGGAGTTGTTCGCGAGGTCGTCGCGCCCTGGGTGGACGCCCTGTGGAGATGAGACCCAGAAATTTGGGTGAAAGAATTTTTGGGCTCGGTGCGTAAATAACTGTTTACAGAAGGAGAGAAGAGTTATGAGTGATCCAGATACTTTGATGCTCCTGGACTGGAAGAACAGGACACCCGGAAGCGGGATATTCCTCAAATTTCATGCAGGTTCCGGCACGGACAACCCCCTCACGCAGGACTATTATGGCGGCCTCGCTGCTGTTGAGAACTACTACGGTCTGGACCCTAACTGCCCCGAGGCCGTCTTCTACCCAGTCGTCGAGAAGTGGTTCTCCGACCACCCTAACGGAACGATCGCCATCACAAGGACTGGCATTGGCCAGCGCCCTCACCTCCTCGGCTATAGGCTGGGGATCACGCCTGACCAGCTGGAGGGCGTCCACGGCAACTTTTCCCTGAGCTTCGATGGGTACGACTACAGCGGGCACGTGAACTTCGCGGGCGTCACGGCCGCCGCTGCCGCCAACGGGGTGTCGATCATGCAGCAGGCCGGCGTTCGCCTCGCGTGGGCGATTAACCAGTCACGGAGCATCGTGGCTACGGCTGACGCGGTCGTGACCTCCGAGTCCTTGCCCTTCATCGCGATGGGGCAAGGGAGCCAGCTCTACATCTCCGCCAATTCTCCGGTGCAGCAGCTCGTGCTCGGGGGTCATGCGGACAGTCACCCCGACAAGCCTGACGGGTCAATGGTGCTCGGCGACCGCGGCACGACTGGCCTGCCAGATGGTGCGAGCGGTCACTGGAGCGTGTTCAGCCGCGGGTACGCCGACACTACGTTCAAGAACTATACGGAGACGTTCTCTTACGCCAATCTGTCCAACGTGACCGGCCTCCTGAAGCTAGGGGATGAGGTGATAGGCGACGGCGTGCCAGCCGACACTACGGTCGTCGGCATCAACGGGAGCCAGGTGACCTTCAGTGAGGCCTTCAACCTCGTGGGCCCGCTACAGTTCGAGGACCCGCCGATCAGCGTCATCGCGAACGAGGTGGTGGGCCCGACGGCGACGAGCAACTCCTTTGAGGTCCAGCCGGCGAAGGGGACGTTCGACACCTACCCCTCAACGCTCGGCTACATGACGGGGGCGGTGGCGGATGCCCTCCACCTCTCACAGGCGACTGGCGCCGTTGATTCGTGGGACGGCGGCAACATCGACGGCATCCACACCATCAACCAGATGATGAACCAGCTGGCTGGGGAGGAACCGTTCGGCTCGTGGGGCGGCTCTCAGTACAACCGCTTCGGCCTGCCGGGTGGTCCGTGGGACACGTGGAACCAGAACTGGAACCTGCTCAACCCGAGCGACCAGCGCACGTTCATCGGTGACCTCCGCACCTACGGGCAGGGAGCCCACGATGCTCCCGATCATTGGTCCGTCACCAGCAACGGGAGAGGATGAGGAGCATGATGACCGTCAGGGAGATGATCGAGAAGTTGAGGGCTATGCCGGAGGAGGCCCTCATGCTGATCGAGCACGAGGCCTATTGCGAAGGGATTTCACCATACAGGGAGTACGTTGCAGACATCACTTATGATCCCCACCAGGGGCAAGGCGTGGTGATCCGTGATTGACCCCGTTCCAAGTGACTTGTTTCCCTCCCTTGCCGGCCATGGGATGATCGCGGTTGACGTCGAGACGTACGACCCGGAGATCAAGGCGAGAGGGCCGGGATGGCATCGCGACGGCTTCGTGGCAGGCATATCGGTGGGGACGGAGAGCGGCTTCAGGGGCTACTACCCTGTTCGTCACGAGGGCGGCGGCAACATGGACCCTAATAGGGTATTTTCTTGGCTGCGAGAGCAGATGGCTCTTCCTGTTCCCAAGGTGGGAGCCAAGCTGCTCTACGACGTGGGTTTCCTGGGAGCTGCCGGCGTGCCCGTTTATGGCCCTCTCTACGACGTACAGGTTGCCGAGCCTCTCCTCGACGGGGACCGGTTCCAGTACAGCCTCGACAGCATCGCGACCGACAGGATCGGCAGGAGCAAGAAGCACACCGCGATGGACGACCTACTCGTCGCCAGATACGGAAAGAAGAACCCCCGCGGCAACATCTGGCGCCTTCCGGGCGACCAACCCGAGCTGATCAACTACGTACACGACGACGTTGATCTTCCGCTCAAGGTATTTGCCGTCCAGAGACCTCTCCTTGAGAAGGAGGGCTTGTGGCCCCTCTTTCTTATGGAGAGCCGGCTGATCCCGATGCTCGTGGCCATGAGGAACCGCGGCGTTCGCGTCGACCTCGCCAAGACCGAGGAGCTGTACGACTTATTCACGCGCGAGCAGGAAGAACTTCAGGTACGCCTCGGTGACGTCAGCGTTTGGGCTGCTCGCCAGCTAGCTCCCCTCTTCGACGGGGAGGGCGTCGAGTATGACAGGACCCCGACGGGTCTCCCCAGCATCACGGCCGGCTGGCTGGAGCAGCAGGACTCGGAGACCGCCAAGCTCGTCGTCGAGATCCGTAGGCTCGACAAGCTGCGAAGCACTTTCCTCAGGGGCGGTATCCTTGAGAGCCACCACAAGGGGCGCATTCACTGTAGCTTCAACCAACTCAAGGGAGAAGGTGGCGGCGCCATCACTGGCCGCTTCTCAAGTTCGTCTCCGAACCTACAGTTCATTCCAGTGAGAACCGAGCGCGGGAAGCTGCTCAGGACCCTCTTCGTGCCCGATGGCGGAGAAGAATGGGAGAAGCAGGACGAGAGTCAAATTGAGTTCCGTATGATGGTTCATGACGGCGCCATGATGGGCCTTGAGAGCGCCCAGGATATTGCTGCTCTTTATCAGAGAGACCCCGCTACCGACTTCCACGAGGTAGTCGAGGAGATCGTCTTCGGAACCAAGGGCGTCAAGGCCAACCGGCGGCCGACGAAGAATATCAACTTCGGGGTTGCCTTCGGAGAGGGCGCCGAGAAGCTTGCAAGGACCCTCGGCTTCGACACGGTCGAGGAGGGACTTGCTCTGATCAGGCGCTATCACGCAAAAATCCCCTTCATGAGGAGGCTCTCTCTCAACCTCATGGGCCAGGCCAAATCGATCGGCGAGATCAGGACGCTCCTCGGCCGCAAGAGGCGATACGACAAGTATGAGATCACCGAGTGGGACGAGAAGACAAAGAAGAAGGTTCAGGTCGTCCTGCCCCACTGGGTGCCTGGCTCCGTGAGGGCATTCACCTACAAGGCTATTGCCGATCGGACGCAGGGGAGCGCCGCCGACATCCTCAAGTCGGCTATGGACAAGATCTGGAGGAGTGGCCTCTGCGACGCGGCCGGCGTGCCCCTCCTCACGGTTCACGATGAGCTGGACTGGTCGCGCCCGCGGACAAAGGAGGCCTTAGAGGCAACGGCCGAAGCTAAGAGGATCATGGAGACCTGCGTCAGCCTCAAGGTCCCCCTCAAGGTGGAGGCGTCGTATGGGCAAAACTGGGGGGACTGCGAGTGAGGAGACCTGAATGATAATATTTCACGTGGATGGTGACCCCCACCACCTAGCCTACTACAAGGACGAGGTGGTCGTCCTTGACGGTTATGTGTGGCTATATTGCACGTTTTTCCGATGCACCTTGATTAGGAATGATCCGTCAACCCAGTCTTGGTTTGCTGTCTACGAGGAATGCAAGTTCTATGGCACAGGGTGGCCAAGCTACATGTCGAAGAGGAAACCTCACTTCTTTGGGCCCGACGCTCAGTTCGTGATCTCGCCGTCGGGCTACGTGCAAGTCCGTAGGCGAGGCGGCGAGTGGTCGTCAGCCTCTCTCAATGCCAGTGAGCGACTCCTCAGGTTCGAGGGTGTCTCAGAGACCAGAAGGAACCTGAGATGATGGCCGCTGACTTCTCAGACGTCGTACGGTTTATGTCGTTTGTCGACAAACTCCCCTCCGGGTGTTGGTTCTGGGAGGGGGCTCGGTCTCGGGGGCAGGGCAACCGGAAGTGGTATGGCAGCTTCTACCTGAGGAGTGGCGTCGTGCGCGCTCACAGGTTCTCGGCCGTCGTGATTGGCAACCAGCGGGAGCTGTTGGCGGGGGAGCACCGCGACCATACCTGCCATTTCAGCCTGTGTGTTAACCCCGACCACCTGGAAATCGTGAGTAAGGAAGAGAACCAAGCGAGAAAGAGGAGAGAGTGAGATGAGTGTCATAAAGCAGGCTCTTGACAAGTACGCGGCTGTTGCGATGAGGAAGGACTGGGGGCACGACCGCTCACTAACGGTCGGAGCCAGTGAGGTTGGCCAGTGCGCGCGCCGCGTTTGGTATGAGAAGGACTGGCTCAGAAAAAATACGGTCACCGTCAATTGGGTCAAGGTGGACCGTCCCAGCGGCCGGTTCCGTCTCATGGCCGAGAGTGAGGTACCGGAAGCAGAGGAGGCTAGCGGCTACGGCGCCCTTCTCCGCGGCAACATTGTTGAGGAGCGCTTCTGGGTGCCCGCTCTTCGTAAGCGCTACGGAAAGAAGTTCCTCTACGCCGGCAGAAGTCAGAGGACCCTCGTCAGTGGCGCCCTCAGCTCCACGAGTGATGGCCTGGTGGTGGGGCAGCCACGAGACGCCCTCAAGAGCCTGGGCATCAGTGACATCGGGCCGAGCTGCTGCTTCGCTGTCGAGTGCAAGACCATCGACCCTCGCGTCAACTTGCCTAAGGAGAAGACCCAGCACCACTTCCAGACCCAGGTGCAGATGGGCCTCTATCGCGAGCAGACGGAGCACAAGCCCGACTACTGCGTGGTGAGCTACATAGATATGTCTTTCTGGGACAAGACAGAGGAGTTCGCCATTAGGTTCGAGCCGTCATTCCTGGAGGTCGCCCGCAAGAGGGTCGATGTGATCTTTGCGGCAGAGATAGCCGAGGACCTCGATCCCGAGGGTTGGATTGCCGGCGGAAAAGAGTGCGATTATTGCCCCTATCGAAAGCCCTGCGGGCGCGTGCGCGCCGACCCTCCTGCGGGGCTGGGCCCGATCGACGATGAAGCCTTTAAGGCTGACCTGATCGTTCACTGTCAGACCATCAACAACCAGGCGAAGATCGAGAAGGGAGCGGCTGAGAACAAGCGGAGGGCCCAGGAACTGGTCAAGGGCATGCTCCGAGATAAAGGTTTACGACGATGGCCAGGTATCGTAAGCTGGTCTCCTCTCAAGGGTCGTGAGAGCTTCGACATGGTTGCCCTCAGGGCCGAGGCCGAGAAGGCTGGGATTGACGTGAAGAAGTTCAGCACCGTCGGTGAACCCTCCGATCGGCTGGAGGTCCTGTTCTGATGGGGCAGAAGTTCCTGAGGGATGTCAAGAGGTACATCACACACGAGATGGGCGGAGTGATAGACAGAGTGGAGCAAGGTTCTAGGCATTACCTCATCTACTGGTCGATCGACGGGAGGTCATGCCAACGCGTGTCCTGCTCTATAAGCCCTAAGCACGAGCAAGGCAGCTATGTGGCCGCCTGCAAGGCAGACATCAGGAGGGCGGCTCAGTCCGCCAAGTGATCGAGATCACAGTGTTCGGGCTACCGTGGGGTAGCCTGGAGAACGTCGCGCTTCGCGACAAGAGAGAAGAGGAAGCAGAAATGTCGGACAGCAATCAAGTAACAGTACAGGAAGAAGTAGGCGAGATCACTCAGTACGAGCAACAAGCCAACTACTTCATGGAGTACGCCGCACAGGCGACCTCCTCGCCCATCATCGGACAGCTCTTGAAGTTCAGCAAGGGAGACTGGCTCCTCGGGCAGAACGAGAGCGAGATAAAGCCTGGAACACGCCTCGTAGTCCTCATGAACCAAATGGAAGTGGGCTGGATCAAGTGGGTGGACGGCAAGCCTGAGCAGACGAGGATGGGCA